GTAATTTTTCTTCTTCTGTCATCTGTGCTTCTTTCATCTTCTTATACTCTTCTGCAACTTTCTTTAATTCGTCGTAATCTTTGTATTTCTTTCTTTCTCTTTCAAGCCTTTCTGCAATAATCTTTTCTAACTCCTCTTGTGTAAATACCTTAGGAGTTTCTTGCTCTTGTATAGGTTCACTAACTGCTTGAGTTTCGTTAACCTCATTACTGCTTTGGACTTGTTTAACTTCGTCTGCCATCATAAACCTCCTTCCAACGATTTACCGCTCGTTGTCAGCGTAATTTTTACTAATTATTATTATACCACATGCATTACTTACATTCCAGCTAATCTTTTCAAGCTGTCTGGTGGTTCTCTATTAAGAACGTTTCTATATAGAGATACAAGTTTCCTTGCTGCTTTGCGTTTCTTTTCCATTGGTGCATCTGTTTGATGTATTCTTATCGCAGCTGCTACTATGCCGTTTGCATTCAAAGTTCCATCTGGTTCTCTAATTGGTAATTTGCAATCAGCCTTGGTTTTGGGTGGCTCTTGCATGTGTATTAAAGAAGCACGAGCTAACTGCTCCAATGTATAATCACTTTCTGAAAATCTGCCCCAAGGCTTATGGCTAACTCTTTCTGCCATTTTTCTTCCACCTCTTTTTACGATAAAACTTGTCTTTTCTCTTCAACTTGATGTTTTCGTAATAATCTTCTGGTTCTTTGTGCTTCCTTCTATTCCTGCGTGGCATGTTAAATTTCCGTGTTTAACGTCCCGTCACCTTGCACTGCATTTAGAGCACTTTCCGCTGCTATGCCGTATTTGTTATCAATCAACGTTGCAGCATCGCCCTTTTTAACCGTTGCTGATTGGTTTATCTTAGATAGTTCTTCGTTTAGCGTTTGGCTATCCAAAGAGAACAGCTTTTTAACAGCAGTCTCCTGAGATACCAATCCAGTCTTATATAGCATCGTGTAAATCTGAGCTTGTTCAAGGTCGTTAATTGGCAACCCTTCCTGCCAGCTAACGTTTATCTCTTTCCAATCTTTGTTCCACAACGCACCAGCAGTTAGTATCATATTTCTAATCACTGGGTCAAAACGCATTCTCAATCTGTTGGATTTAGATATTGGAGCTATCAACTCTTTACGTAGTCCAGCACCAGTTCTAAGCGAACCTTCAGTCATGCCAAACAGCACTGGAGATACCTCAGATATTACAAACAACTGTTCTACTAAGAATTTAATCTCGTCAAATGCAGCTTGTAATTTACCGTCCCAAGTTATATACTGTGGTATCGGGTCTCCAGCTTCTAATGGGAAGTATTTAGCACCACCTCTAAATACATATCTTCCCATTTCATCTTGCTCCAAGGCTGTCTCTGGTCCTGCCATATGTGGGTCTGAATGCTTATTTAGAATCCTTGCAATTTGTGATAACCTCTGATTAAGTTCATACAAAATAGGTTCTATAGCCTCGTAATCGTCTTGCCCGATGGGACTATCTGAAGCGTTTATGTTATGCACTGGGAATATAAGCGGTATATCAACTCCAGTCTCTTCTTCTCTGTTTTCGTAAACTAAATCGGTAATGTCATCTCCGATAATGCCACTGTGCATTTTATACGCTCTGTATTCAATCTTGCCAGCAGTATGTATTTCCATCAACAACGTATTGTCTCCGCTATTATCAGTATCTTTAGACAACCAAGCTATAACATGTGCTACAACTTCATGCATATTGTTTGGATTAATTATTGGGAACCACATATGAGGAGGAATGGCTTGGAACCTTGGAACACCGTCTAACCATAACTTGTAAATGCCAGTGCCATATCTGGAAACATCTAATGCAACCTGATAAGACACGTTCCAAAAGTCTGAAACAAGCAGCATCTTTGTCATATCGGTTACATTCTCTTGCGTTTCTGGGTAAACGGTTATCCTTGGTGTTTCTCCGAATAGCATATCAGCCCACAGCTTAGACAAGCGTTGTGGATAGTTCAGAGCTACCATCATGCCTAAACCTTGGTCGCCCTCTAATCTACGTGCCCAATCTACCCATACTGCTTGTGGCTTATTATCAAATAGAAATTTATTAGTCCTGTATCTATCAAGCCTTGGCAGTTCTGTAAAAGGTGGAAAAGACTTACCTTGTGATATCACATCTAAACTTGTTAACATTTCACCACCCCATCGGTTTAGGAACAGGTATCTTTCTTATGTTGTTACTCTTATACGTTGAATAAACAACATATCTTAGTGCGTCCAGCAAGTGGTCGTTTTCTTTAACTGGCTCATCATACATTGTATCGTTACTCATCTTCCATCTATATGACTTTAACTCATCTAATAAACCATCTAAATTAGCGAATATCTTCAAACTGCCATTTCTAATTCGCACAGTTACAGCTCCGATGCCATCTAATACCTTGTTGTCTGCTGGTGATACTGCTCCTTGGAAGTATTTACGTAATTCTTTCAAAGATTGTGGAGATGATGGGTCTCCGTATATTTTGTAAATAAACTCATCATAAGATATATTGGATATTTCAGTTGCAAATTCCTGTGCTGTTTTACCTTTCTTCTTATATTCTCTGTAAACATACCAAGTATCTGTGTCTTTGTCAACTGCAACCCAAACTGCTGCACATGGGTTATTAAACCCGAAGTCTACACCGATGTATCTACGCCAATCGCTTGGAATATCAAATGGCTGCACCAAATTGATATCTTCTCTGAAGTCAGCGTAAACTAAGCCTGAAGGTCTCGTCCACTGTGCTTCGTAGAACATCTTAAACTTCCAATCTGGCATCGTAGCTCTTAGCCTTTCAAACTCTTCAATAGGGAAGTAAGGATTAGTCTTTGAGTCAAAGGTTATTACTTCAATATCTTCATCTTCTCCAGATGCCCATTTATCGTATACCTCAGTCTTTATCCAGTTCCAAAAGTATGGAGTAGTAGTAATCAGTATTCTACCTCTATGAAAAGCAGTTCTTCTTCTAACAACGTCCCAAACTAAAGCGTCCATCTGTCCAGCTTCGTCTAACCAAGCAGCTCTAACGTGTGCTCCTTCTAAACTTAATGGGTTATCAGCAGAGCCCATTATTACTCTTCCGCCTTCTGGTAAATACCATACTTTTTCATTAGTTCTGTAATAAGCACCGTAAGGTTCAAGCAAATTCTGAATATAAGGCATCAAATTACGAATTAGCATTGAATATGTCGGTGCTACAGCCATAAAAGTGGCTCTTGGGTCTTTCTGTATCTCTCTTAACAGCCAAAATGAGCCCAATAGGGACTTCCCACCGCCTGAACCAGCTATTACAGCGACAATTCGCTTCTCGGAATTCCAAGCTTTAAGCTGTCCAGCATGTGGAATGAACTGTATTTTGGCTTTTGGCACTATTCTTCACCACCAATCGCTTCTTTTTCGTCTTCTACGTTGATAATTTGTGGTTTTGGAAGCTCTTTTTCCTCTTTTTCGTCTTGTTTTATCACAACTTCAACCAAAGGAGTGTTAAAAGACGTCTTTTTGCCGTTTTTACTGTAATTTAAGCCCATGTCAGCACTCAATTTTTGCACTTTTACAATCGCATCGACCCATTCTTTAACATCTTTTGGCGATAATGACTCTGCATCGAGAGTAGCCAAGCGTTGATTAACCTTATCAAGGAACTTTTGGGCAACTCCAGTGAGCTCTTCATGTAGTTTATCTGATGTAAATGCTCTCTTTTTGCCTCTTTCTTCCAATATGTATTCGTCATATGCGTTGGCTCGCTCCTCCCAATTATAGTTTTGATAGAAAGTAACATAAGATGCAGGCACTTTTGTTCTTCCCTGCATCTTTGCAAGCTGTTCTAAGGAACGTCCAACGCCTAACATTAAGTATTTTTCAAACAAATTATACTCATTTTGAGGTTCATTTGGCTGTCTTAGCCATATTTTATCTCTTTTCGTAGCCAACATTTTTCACCTCTTTGATAAAACTACTCGTATGGGACATTTAACACCTCTAATACGTGTTTTAGTCCTAAACCACCCTCTTCAAATGGTTTCATGCAATATTCCCATTGCTTAGGGTGATTGATTTTCATTTGCTGAAATCTGTTTGGACACTGTTCCATGTGCACTCCAAACATGCAAAACATACAACCAGTCCCACTTAAGCCAGTTGTTTTTAATTTTCCATCTTCGTCTTCTACTATATCACCATAGCATTTTGCTATCGGTAAGTTATTTTCTTTGATATATCTCAAAATGTCTTGGTCGGTCCATATAGACAATGGCTTACTAACAGGACGTTTAACAGAAAATTCGTTGCAACCAGACACAAGATACTTGGTTTTTCTTCTAATTCCATCATCTACCTTGGTTCCCATAATCGGAACAACTTTATTAGTTCGTTCATATTTTTTTATCGGCTCTTTTTTCAATTTGTAACAGCATCTATCACTAATCTTAAAGTCTGCATCTAACAAAAACCACCATTTTTTCGACAATTTGTAGCTTGTTTGAGTTCCATCTTTTAATATTCCATACTTCCAGCGATTAACGTTAAATTCGTCGTCTGGCTTTCTTCTTATTTGTTCTATAATTCCAGATACTCTCTTGGATACAACTGGATATCCATGCTTTTCTATAACTTGTCTAAAGCTCTTTTCTGGCTTTACCCAATCTACATTGTCCCATGTTTTTACAAATTCTCTTACCTCTGGATATTCAAGTCCAGTATCAATAAATACGGCTTTTATATCTGGATACAATTCACGTGCCAGATGTAATAAAACAGTGCTCTCTTTACCGCCGCTGAACGAAACATAGACACCATCTAAGCCCCAATAATGCACCCACTCTCTAATTTTCGCTTTTGCCCACTCAACTTTTAAGTCTAACGGCCATGCCTGTCTAATTTTTAATGTCTCTGGCGTAACAGCGTATTCATTCATTTCTTTCACACCTTATAATCATCTTTATTTACCTCTGTTATCTTTACTTTCACTCCCTGCCCTTCTCTGCCAGAAACCAATCTAATTATAGCGTGTATTTCCATCACTTGAGAGTCGTCTACATAAGCCGCTCCCGTCATTCCGTCTAATAACGACTTAATTACGTTATCTATATCTGGTTTTTTTGTCGTTGCTGAGTAATACATGTCTAATTCAAGCTTAATTCCACCAATTAAGGGCAGTGGAACGTGCTCTTTAGTTATATCGTTAATGTATTTTTCGTATACTAAAGTTTCCTTGGGAGTGTAGAACTTACCTGTCTTCGCAGAATATTTTGCTCTTTGCTTTGGTCTCGGTCTTCCAGCTATAAAAAACTCATATTCTGTTTGCATTTCTTTCACTTCCCCTTTAATATTTTTCATATCCTACTTTATATTATACACCATGCCCTTATATCGCTTACCAACTCTTAATGCATTAAGCCCTTTTACATTAAGCTCAATGATATCTACCCACAAATCTTCATCTAAATCCTCATTTATTTGCAAGTAAATTGTGTGTTCTCTGGAATGTATCCATAATACTTTTGCAATTCCAGTGCGTATTAACAAGTAATAAATCAAATTGGGTCTTGATATATGTATCAATTTACCCATTGTTCTTGATTTCCAAGGCACTTTGCCGTTATTTATTGACGTTGCAAGCCACAATAAAGACAAATCAGCAACTCTGTTTTTGACTAAATCCCATTCAGCATCGTCGTAAAAGTGTAAATTTCGCATCACTTTATCTAATTTCGGCGCTGTTTTATTAAATCTTTCCCAAAAATCGTCTCTTTTACAACACCAAACCAAGCCTGCATAGTAAAGCCAGCCTGCGGCATGTGCCGAATAACTGGTTCTATCTATGGAATAAGCGTTGAAAAACACTGTTGATACCAAAGAATACTTGTTTAAGTAGGGGAAATATAGTTTCCAGTAGTCTCCAGAACTAACAATTTGCACTTCTTGATGTTCTAAAACACGCCAATAGTCTTGTAATAAGGGTGTAGATTGAAACATTCTTAATATTGTTTGCGGGTCTAATGCAATTCTTAAGTCAAACTCTATTTTTCGTTGCTTTGGAATGTTAACTTGTTTCATTATTAGTAAAATCTTGTAATAATGTAAGCTGTTTTTCGTTTTTGGGTATAGTTTCGCAATTAGGACTTAGCCACACACACTCTGTGCGTTTAAGCTTTTCCCCATTTTCTTTGTTTTGTAAGTGTTTTGTTCCCTTAGTAGTTCCAGTAGCGCAACACCTCGCTTCTATTTTTATTTTTATCCAACCAGCTTGCTCCAATGGTTTATGAACATTGTGTTCATACCCAGATAACATTGCTTTACCTTTAATGTGTAATAATAAGTCTACTAAATCTTCATGGTCGCTTAATGTCATTTCATTAGAATAAACTTCGCCGCCAATACGTGTCTCCAACACATATGGTGGGTCTAAATAGAAAAAAGTATTTGGTGTATCATATGCTGCAATTATTTTTCTAAAATCATTGTGTTCTATTTGAACACGCAAAAATCTATTTGCAATATCTGGCAATGTTTCTATCGCACCCAAATAACCACTTACTGTTCCAGACATTCCTCTTCTGGAATGAGATACAGAATACCCCCAACCACCGCCAAAAACACCGCTAAAACTTTGCCTTGCAGCCACGAACCACTTTACAGCTCTTAAAACATCATCTTCTTCGTCTCTCCAAGTATCTCTACAATAATAGTATTCCTCACGTGAATAAGGAATTAACATCACTTGCTCATAAAACCGCTTAAATTTGTCTTTGTCTCTGATAACTCTGAAGAAGTTTACTAACCCACTGTCAATATCATTATAGACTTCTACAGGAGAAGGTTCTTTTGCTAATAAGAGGTTGGCAGCGCCTCCAAATACCTCAACATATGTATGATGCTTCGGTATTAAAGGCAATAGTTTGTTTACCATAAAATGTTTGCCGCCATACCAAGGAAATGGGGCCCTTAGTCGCTTATCCACTCATTATCACCCCTTTTAATCTTTCTTCTGCAAGCTTAATTGCCGCAGGCGATATATCTACACCTATCCACCTTCTATTTAATCTTTGCGCTACAACTAAGGTTGTCCCACTTCCACAAAAGAAATCTGCTACCACATCGCCTTCGCTAGATGATGCTTTTATAATCCTCTCTAGGAGCTTTTCTGGCTTCTGTGTTGGATAACCCGTACGTTCTTTAGCCATGTTGTTAATAGATGGAATGTCCCATACATCATCGACCTTTTTAAATTGCCCTTTCATCTTCTGAGAAGAGGCAGGAACCATTTCTGGATAAAATTTATAATCATTTGTTTTGGTGTAAAATAAAATCGTGTCGTGTTTTCGAGAGAAACGCTTGGGAGAACTTCCGCCAAGCCCATAATGCCATATAATCTCATTTTGAAAGTTCTTATACCCGAATATCTGGTCTAGCATTATTCTAATGTACGCATTAGCGTGCCAATCACAGTGTAAATAAAACGAACCAGTAAGGCGCAACGTTTCATACATTAATTGCACCCGTTGTTTAAGCCAGTCAATATATTGTTCTATTCCACCTTTCCACTTATCGCTGAAGCCGCACCTCTCAGCGTTAGTACCATAAACCACTTCGTACTGCTTGTTCGTGAAAAATGGCGGGTCAATATAAATCAAGTCAATGCTTTCTTTTGGTATTTTTGCCAAAATATCTAGGTTATCGCCGCATAAGAGCCTATTTACAAAGCCTTTATCGTTTTTTATTGTGCAATCTAATGCCATTATCAGCAACGTCCTGCACCGATTTTGTTAAATTGACTTAATTGCGACACGTTTGGCTTATTTATGGCTAGATTAGAATTTATGAATGTTACCCACACAGCCCCCCCACAGCTCNGNCACACTACACAGCCACTTTCGTGAATTACCGGCGAGCCACATTCTGGACAATAAACATAATCATGTGCACCTTGTTTTTTCATGATCTCTTTTTTCTCTTCAGCACTAACACTCTGTGTTTTAATTTTATCATTCATATGCCTATCACCTCCCTAACGCTAAATTTATAGCACGGCATATCTGTCCTGCAAATTATTATCTATAATATGCTTGTTTATCCTGTTTTTTGCAATTTCATAGTATTCTTTATCCAATTCAAAACCTATGAAATTACGATTTGTATTGATGCAAGCTATTGCTGTCGTACCACTCCCTATACAATTGTCCAAAACTAATTCGTTTTCATTGGTATATGTTTTTATTAAATATTCACATAGTTCAACAGGTTTTTGAGTAGGATGTACATTCCCATTATTTCCATTACTAAACAATTGAACTGATGAAGGGTAACGTGTTCCTTCATTGTTAATTGCTTTTTTAATTGTTTCGGCATTGCCATGTATTCCAACNGTTCTTTTCCTAGNTTTATCTTTATATGNTTTTCCTATTTCCATTTGTGGATTATAAGTAGGCTGTTTTTTATAAAATACCAATATATTTTCGTGTTTTTTTGCTGGTTGTTTTTTTACTAACATAAAGTTAGTGGCAAGTGTTTTTANCCATATCAATTCATATCTAAACAATTTAAGATTACTCATAACTAATGCACTTGTAAAAGGTTGGCTACCGAATAGCACAATTGCACCATTATCTTTAATAATTCTTTCATATTGTTCCCAAAGCGGTTCAAATGGTATCACTATATCCCATTTACATTTAGTTGTTCCATATGGTAAATCACACAATATCATATCTATACTCTTATCATCTATGTATTTCATACCTTCAAGACAATCCATATTGTATATTTTATTCACCTCAAGCAATTTGCCCACCTCGCTTTTATATTAACAATTTATGTGTTATAAATTATGGCTCTTTTTCTGACCATAACCAACCCTTATATAACTCAATCCAGTCGTTCAGTGTCATTGTTACTAACCAACCCTCCTTGTTTTTTCTCCAAAAGACAGCGGGAAGTTCGTCCGCCTCGGCATCTTTACATGCTTGTTCCATCGCATCGTAAACGTTCAATCGCTCAACTCTTTTACACTCAATGTGAATGCCTTCCAGCCCGACAACGTCATCACCACCCAGACCCGAATATTGCTGTCCCCTTCTCGTATTAAAGCCATACTCTTGGAGTTTCTTTGCAAGCTCAAGTTCTCCTCGCTTGCCTTTACGCTTACTATTCATGCCTCAATCTCCAAGCTTGTATGCACCCTTGGGAAACCCTTATACCCAGCGTAAATATCCACCTTTGCACATCCTACGGGCTGTGGCCCATACCCTTTCTGCGCTATAAACGAATCGTCTTCTTGCCAATCACGTTTATAGCCCGGTGTCCGCACATACCAGCCGATGTCTTGGTAAACTCGTCCCTTATTGCTCAATCTATCTCGAACAATCGGTACAATGTATGCTGTGTGTGTATGGCCATTCCAAACAATATCGGCATCGGGTTCATAAACTGCTTGTCTGTTTGTAGCTATCACTCCTCGGGTTACTGGAGCATTTGCACCTGCGGCTGAATGTGCATAATACATTTTCAACGATGAATAATGACCCTTAACTGAAAAACGAAACCTGAACCAGCCCTTCCACTTCCCTGTTACCGCACGGCTGCCAGCCAAACGTAAATGAAACACTAATCTATCGCACAAATCGGTGTTTGAATTCTTTCTAACGGCCAACTCGTGATTACCTTGGGTTACTGCTATAATGTTTCTGGCATAGGGCTTTAAAAACTCTGCACTATCCTCCACCACTACATCGAAATACTTCTCACAGCGATACTCGGGACGCAACTCGTCCAAATTTCGCCTCGGGTCAAACTTACCCTGCATTGCGTCAAACCAGTCGCCGCCGATGATAATTAAAGCATCTTCCTCGAGTGCTCTATCTAAACTACGCTTTAGCGCATCCCTATCACAAGCCATAGCGTCAAAATGCACATCTGAAAGCAAATACAATGAGCCTTTTATATCCTCATCCGAGGTTAGCTTTAAGTCTATTACAGAACCTTCAGCCCTGATCTCATCAATGTGCCTCAGCATCTTCGGCCTCGAAAACGATTTCGGAATCAGCAAATCCTATAAACTTCAATGCTTCCTCTTGGCTGGTAAAAGGCCCAATAACAACACTGCCATCTGGCTGTAAGTACCTATCAGGAAGCTGAAAATACCCAAATGCTTTAATGAACCACTGTTCTTTGCCTTCCTCCGTGAAATTGCTTATGAGCATCATGCTACCAATATAATCAGTGTTCAAAAACACACCTGAACCCGTATCAACAAACATAAATAACGGCCCCCTTTATACATCTAATGTTAACCTTCTGTCGTACCCGTCCAAGTAAAGTATATCACACGAACCCAGTAACCTGCTGACAATGGCTGGCCCGAAATTGTCTTTGCCAAAATGCTCTTCAATTTCATCTACAGTTAAGTTTGTGCTTATCACCATCGGCCGTCTTAAAGTAATGCGCCTATCGATTACGTAGTAGAACCTCTCAGGTGCCCAATCTGAACGGATATTCTCTTTGCCCATGTCATCCCAGAGTAACACATCGCAGTCAATGTACTTCTGCGTAATGTCATATTCAGAACCATCATCGCTGTCATATGCTCTGCGCAACTCTGCAAGAAAGTCAACTGTCCTCCCGTACTTGCATACATACCCTTCCAAACATAGTTTTATTGTCAAGGCATGGAGCATGTACGATTTACCAGTGCCATTGCCAAGTGGGTTTATTTTAGTACGATGGGAGGAGAGGATAAGCCCTCTCCCCCCGATTGGCTCCCATTCTTTCAGTCTTGCTATCACCTCCCTATTGAAATCATCTATTACTGCGTTTTCAAATGAATGTCTCACCTCCTCTCCTTGTAACCCGCTTTCCCGCAATAATCTTTTACCACGGATTACGGCATAACATTCTCGTACATCATACTGCATGCGCTTTAATTCTGGATACCAATCTGGCTCTTCTATTATCCCCTCCCTTCCACACAAATCACATTGCTGATGATTCCAAACACACATCGTAGGATCCAGTATTCTATACTTTACA